GACCTTGCACTCATCGCCAATGGTGATGGTTACCCCCTCCTGCTGCCCCTCGAAGATAGAGTTGATGAACTCGCCCGACATCGGGACACTCGGGTTCCGCTTGCCGACACAGTCCTCAACCTCGAAGTCGTAGGACTTGATGCGGTCAATCAGCAGGTCAAGGAATGAACGCTTCTCTTCGTCTATGGTATTGGCTGCTCTTGTTGAGGCATCGCCATGTAGGTAAACCTTATCGGTGTAGTTGAGGTCGCGAAGACGTTGCGCGATGAGGTCGCCTGTCTTTCGGACTGTGTTGTTGGGCTGCTCGCCAATGGTCTCCCCTATCTGCCAAATATGGGTGCCGTTGTCTGTGTGAACTTGCCAATAGGTGACGGAGATGTATGGCAGCACGTTGTTGTCGACTGAAATATGGATAGGCAGTGAAGCATCGTAGGCAGCTGGCGCTGTGTGTAACCCGCGATTGAACGAGCCGAAGAACTCTGACCCGCTTTGGATGATGCCCCACTCGCCAAGGGCATAGACGTTGTAGTAGTCGGGGTCGGTGTGCTTCAGCTTGTCGAAACGCGCAATACACTGTTCATCGTAGAACCCATAGGTCCCATCCGGAGAACCAACCACCCAATAGTTGTTGAGGTAGGTAGTCTGTATCACCACCGTATCGGGGGCGTGCTCAGTTATCACACCTGTACGAGGATTCATCAGCGCCTTGGTGCTGTTCATCCGGATAGACTTTACCTGAGTAAACTCTTTCGGTATTAACCGCCCTTTGATGTGAACGTCCATCGGCAGGGGTTGCCACTTCTCTGTGTCGAAGATGTCTTTCTTAATCCAATGATCCTCGCTGATAGGGTTGAATGCTGCGATTATCTGCTGCCCTGGTTTACCACGGAGGCGGAGGCAAATTTGGTCGAAGTCCATCTTATCGAACTCCGACAACTCGTCCAAGAAGACTCGCTTGAATTGGCTGATACCTTTAATCTTCTCGGAGTCATCGCAACCCTTGAACACGATGCGCGCGCCATTGGTGCACTCGATGAGGCGCTCCTTGAATGTGAAGATGTCGGAGTAACCAAGTTGCTTGGCTGCTGTCTTGAAGTCGGTGTAAATGGCATCCTTGATACTCGCCCCGACTTTACGCATAACCAGGGTATTGCTCCCCTCTGTCAAAGTCATGGTCAGAACCATCTGCGCCACGCTGTATGACTTGCCGGATGAGGAGCCACCATACAGAATGATGTAACGCTTGGTCTTATCTTCCATGAGCTGTGCCAAGTGGAAGCCTAATGGGTTGAGTTTCGTGTAGCGAAGTATCATAGGTTATGTTATTGTTCTACCATGTCGTCATCGTCGAAGCCGAACATGAGTTCTCCAAATTGGTTAGTCTTGAGGTTAATGTCTTTGGCTGCTGCGAAGCCGAGTATCTTGATGATGGCATCTTCGGCTGACTGCTTGTCGAGCACCCACACAATCTTTCCGTTGGCGAGCACGCGCGGAACCAGCAGCAACCTCAACTCTTTGGGCATCTCATAGAGTTTGCGCTGGCGCCATTCGCCTGACTTATCGTCTTTCTTCAGGAAGTTTAGAGGGTCGGCGTTGATGCGCTTAACGTTCCTTGAAACCATGTCCTCTTGGGATATTGTGAGCACTCGCGCGCGCTCTGCTTCAAGCTCCTTTACCCTTGATATTACCTTGACGTCTTTAGCCAACCTACACGCGTTGCTCCACACCGACTCAGGCTTGGTTGTATCCTTAACATTGTAGGCCATCCGGTAGGCCTGAGTGTAGGTCTCCTTGGGGTTCGTTCCGTATGCGTCCACAACGTATTGGCAGAACTTCTCCTGCTGTGGCGTCAACTCGTTCTCGTTTGTTCGTCTCATAGTGCTATTGTCTGTTATTGTCCTTAGATGTAGCTGCGCTCTCTGCTCTTGCAAGTGTAATAGCGGAAATCTTGTTACGCTCTTGCAAGTATTGTACTATTTGAAGCTTTAACCCGCCCTTGAAAAAAATATCTACCAGCCCTCCAATATAGCCCGAAACAGAGGCGTTGTAGCCTGCCATTTCGAGCGCTTTTGAAGTTCTGATGGGCGTATCACCTGAAAATAATGGTCGGGAAACGCAACTGTATTGGCAAATATAGCGCATTATTCGCCTCATCGGACGAAACCCCTAAAATCTCGTTTGAGAAAACACCCTTATGTAAGTATAATGTTATACTTATGTTTACCCTTATATAAGGGAACATAAGGGTAACTTAAGGGTGCACTCAAACGAGGGGAAAGTAAGCACAACACTGGTCAAGTGCTATCAAAGAAGAGTTCCTCGCGGGGCTGACCATGTGCTGTGCGAATGTGGTTAGGGAACTATCTTGCACTCTACTTCGCAAGTGTCGAAGTCTATGTCGCTGAACTCACAGACGCCCTTGATAATCTTGTCAAGTTTTGCACGATCGAGCAGAACAGCTTGAGAGACAATGACGACAATTTCTCCAACGAGTCGGAAGTCTGAACTCTTGACTGTAAGTTCTATCTTTTCGCGGTCAACGGCGGATATAGGAATTGTCCGAGAACATCGACTGCACATTACCAATGGGAACTCTGTCTCACGAAGAACGGAGATGATGTCGTTAGCATCATACTCGAACTCGTGCTGGTTGCCACATGGACAATGCCAAGAGCGCGTTTTATAACGGGCAACTCCGCTGTGTAGGAATGTCAGCTTCATAACTCTGGGATGTCTGAAACGCGATGAAATATTTGTTTGTGATAAATCTTTGCACACTGCTCTTCAAGTTGGCAACCTCGCGAAGTGCCCCATCCGGCATAGAGGTAGATGGCATCGCATCCCATCAGGGCCTCAATGTCTCGACCGATGTAGTAGGGATAGGGCTTATCGCTCTCGGGACACACGTCAAAGGGAGTGATTACTTGATGTCCTGGACGCTGCTTCTCAATCTCGCGTCGCTTGGCGGTGGCACGTCGGCGGGCTACTTTCAGCTCTACACCGGAGATTGGCAATGAAATATAGATTTTCATGATGATTGAATAAAAATTTTTTGCTAACTTTGTGAGGAAGAAAGTAATGGTAATATCAATTGTAAGTGTTAAAGAATTACGACAGAAATCCTCATCGGGATTGATGTTGTTGTGGTGATAAAAAATTAGATAATATAAAGCAATCCCGCCCCCATGTTGTGAAGCACGAGGGCGTTTTTTTGTGTCCAAAATCGGGTTTTCTGTACAAAAATTGGCGTTTTGCGTAATTTTAGAGCGCCTTTTCGTTCTCAAAATGACGTTTAGCGTAATTTTGGGGTTCTTTTACCGCATAAAGAAAGCGCGACCAACCGTTGAGGTTAATCGCGCCGAAGTAATCTATCATTCCCTAATGTTGAGGCTGAAGCTTCATGGTCAAGCCCAGCTCTTGGAGTATCGGTTGCAAGGTCTTGAACGTTGTGTTCAGTCTTCCACACTCGACTTTCGTTATTGTGGCCTGAGGGTAGCCGATGCGCTCGGCCAGCTGTTTCTGCGTCAGGCCTTGCTCCTTTCGGATTCGGCGCAATTCAGCGCCAATCTCTTTTGCAAGTTCCATGATCATGATTCGTTTGTTAGAATTTCAAGGTCCTCCCAATCACAGTAATCATTATACCATTGGGCTGCCTTCTTCATCACTTTAAAGATGTCCTCCTCGTCATCCAACGTTGCTGAGTAGTGCAGCGCGATGGTCAACGCCTCATCGAAGTAAGGAGTGTGTCTTACGTAGTCGTAATGCAACGCATCAACGTTGAGGCATACGTCACTACTCTCGAACACTTCCATTACGGTTGCCGTGTGGACATGGAGGATAACGGTGCGTCCACGCAACTCGTCATTGTCGTTCTCTGCTCCGGCCACGAACGCGAACTCCGGCAGTGTTAGTTTAACTATATTCATTTGTTAGGATAATTGGCATTAAACAATTCAAGTAAACCAAAATGCTCAAGAACCTCGTCAATCATTTGACGGTCTGCACAAAGGTCAATCGTGTTCAGTGTTGTTAAATCGGTCATTGAACCGGTAGGATATACGTGGCTTGAAAAGCGGAACTTGTAGCCACCATAATAGTAGTATCGGCTTTCTGACACATTAGACTGTATCGGCTCAACGCCCTTTTCGTAGCGCAACCAACGCTCAAAAATCGCCACTTTCCAAAACTCCTCGTCAGCTTTAGCAAGCTCAGCAACACGTTTGGCAACGTATGCTTCGCGAGCCTCATCCAGCGTCATGCCGGGGAAATCGCTACGGCATTGGCTATTCATCGTAACGCCATCCATCCTACGAGTGTAGTGATTACGGAAGTTATTGTTAGCAGTCTTGATGTATTCAGAAGTCTTGTCCATGGTTGCTTAAAGCCTTGTTTCAACGAAGTACATTTTCGATTCCTTGAGCACCTCAACTTCCATGTCGTACTCTTCATCGTCAAGGACGTTCTTAGTAAGTTGAAGGCTGTATGCCCTTTCATCATCGTAGCAATTACGAACCATGCGGAAACCGGAGATACCGCGAATGTTTTCTTTGTAGACTGCCTGTGCTTCTGCTAAAGTTTCGTAGTCCCCGAAAGGAACATTGTCGTAGTTACCGAGAGCGTTAAGCGCAACTGAATAAATTGTTTTCATGTTGATTTTTAGTTTAGTAGTTCTTTATCTTTGACTCTGCAAAAATAATCAGAATATGGCATATATGCAATATTTTACCAAAGAAAAATCAACAGTGTTAACATTATTTAGCAATTAGTAATAAAGAATGAGGCTGTACCCAATAAAGTACAGCCTCACAGCTAACGTATCTGAAAAGTAGACAGACGATTTTTTACTTATCGCAATTCGTCAGCTAAGTCTTGTAGTTCAATTGCTATGGTGTATAACGCATTGCTTAACGTCTTACGCTCTTCATCGGTAAACTCACAAGGCTTACCGTTCTTGAGGTTGTTGTTGAGTTTTTGGCTGAACCAGCAACCCGATTTTCCAAAAAAGCGTTCAGCGATATATGCGCCATTAATCACTCGCAAGAGGTCTCCCCGCTCCATGAATTTGACTTTTGAGAGCACGGGGTTAAGCGTTTTGTTTTCTTCCTTTGTTGCCATGGTGTTATTGTCGTTTTTTTAAGCCCACCCCCCCCAGGGAGAGAGAG